CCAGTATTATTACTAGCCTTTTGTCTCTTACGCATCCCCTTCATACGCGCGCAGAAGGACTTACGTCTTTTTGCAGCTTTAGATCCTTTTTTTAATTTTGATGGTTTCGTTGTAACAGCTGTTTTTAATTTTGAACCAGGGTTCGCAGCTCTATAAGATGCAACACCTTTTTTATTTAATCCACCAGACTCAGATTTACCTTCTTTACGTTGCCACGCTGGTGATTTACTTCCTGATGCAAATTGTTTTCTAAACATTACACTTTGGCTGTTTTTGCAGAATCCTTTAAAGCCTTGTCAGTTACAGTACCTTTACCGGGTTTGCTAGTGCCTTTTTTTTTGGCTCGGTTCATATAAAAATATAAACCCTTTTTAGCTTTTGTTCCGTCTTTTTTTGTGTGGTATTTACTAGCTTTACCGTCACCTGCTCCGCCACCTCTTTTTAAATTCGTTCTTTTAAACATTATGCCTTCCTTTTCTTTAGTGCTTTAAAATCTGCACCAGTAATTTTATTTTTTGGAGGTGCAGCTTTTGCTATGTTAACTTGTTTACCTACTAAATTGCCTTTTGAATACATAGGTTTCATTATACCGCCACCCATTTTATTCTGTCTATAGTTTTTCATTTTTTTCCTCCATTACGAAATATTTGTGTACCCTTTATACCATAAATACTCGCCACGACAAGAATCCATAAATTTGTGAACCATGAAGGGAGCTGCGAGAACATGTCAAAGAACAGTTTTACCTTGTCCATTGCTGTTGGGTCCTCACTTACAACTGCCCACGCCAAAATTACCACGGGCAAACTTAAAATTATCAAAACGGCCTCATCTTTCCAGTCCGATTGTCTAGCTTCAAGAAGTTTACCTTGGTAAGCTTCTTTTCCTTCGGCCATACGTGATGCATGCATCAATTGTGCGTCCGACATTGCCATTTTAGTCTTCTGCTTGTTAGCATAAATTTTACTACCAGCAGAGATGGCTAATTTAATTGCCGAGAACCACATATTAGTACCAAGTAGCTGTTTTTTTCTTATCTTTTAGCATTCTTTTAGTTCCTCTAACTTCTGCTTTGTCTCCAGCAGGAATATAGTTGAAAGCACCGTCAGCTGTAGTCTTAGATCTTGGATCTACCTCTACATTCTGTTCAGGAATAGCTATTTGTTTTTCTTTTTTATAGTTCATCATAGTTTTTTACCTTTACTAGTTTATATTAGTATTATTTTTTTTTGCAAGACTTACTCCAGCTCTTAATTCTGCTAAATCTTGGTTTTGTTCTAGCTTATCATCAAAAATATCTCTTGCTTGAACTAATTTTGCTCTATCAAGGTCTGCTTTTGCTTCATCAGCTTCTTTTTTACGTTCATTTTCCATTGCACGTAGGTCAACTTCACGTGATTTTAGTTTTAATAGTGGATCTGCATCAAATTGTGACGTAATTTCTTTTTCTTCTTTAACAAAATCAGCTGTAAGTTCAGAAATTAACACAGATTTTCTTGCTTCTATGTCTTGAGACATTTTTTGTAGCTGTTGTTGAGCTTGTGGGTCTTGTTGAGCTTGTTGTTGAAGCATTTGAATCTGTTGTATTGCCTCTGCAAACTCTAATTCTACCTGTTCTTGAGCCATTAAGCTAATATGTTCTAAAATATTTTTTTGAATAGCAGCCATTATCTGTGGATTATTTCTAACTATGTTTGTAGACATGAAAGTTAAATGAGATGTTATGTGCGCTCTATGATCTTGTGCACGGAACGCATTAAAAGGTTTACCACCTAGAGCATTTATATGTTCTAAACTTGGATCCATTGGTTGTGATGGAGCAGGAGGAGGTAAAACTTGATCAATATTTTTTACGCCTAACGCTTCATACATTTTTCTGTAAGCTTGATACAAATTATGTAATTGTGGTTGCGATGTTGCAAGTTGCAATTCAGTTTGTGCCATAGATATTCTTTGTGCCATTGAAAATATATTTGGATCTGCAACAGGTAAAATATCTACTCTATCATCAAAATCTATTTGTTTAACTTCTCTTTTTCCACCAACAACATCAAAAGGATATACAGGTGGTAAATAAGTTTTAAATACTTTTGCAAGTAATCTAAATTCTTGTTTCATACCTGAATATAATCTTTTGTGTATAGCCGACATAACACGAGAACCACGCTCAAGAAGTGCAACTGTAGTTCCAACTGCAGCACCTTGATTTCCTTCTCCAACTTGCATATCAGCAATAGCCGCAAACCTTTGACCAGCTTGTACAACTACTCCCATTAATGTAAGTAGTGTTTGACTTGGTTCTTTGTAAGGTAAAGTCATAAAAGCATCTCTTAAATTACCACCAGGTGCATCTACATCTCTAAACTCACCAGGTTGTAATGGAGCTGCTTCGTCTCTTACTCTGATACCACGCTGTTTAAATCCAGCAGGTAAATTAGATAATGTTCCTGCATCCAATAATTGACGGAGTGCAGCAGTTGCAGTTCTACTTAATCCGCCAATCATATGGATTAATCCAAAACCATAAAATCCTAAACCCGGTAGAAATTTGAAATGTACAAAATATTGGATCTTATTTCTTTTTGGATCTGTAGGTTCGTAGTTTCTACGAATTGCTAAAACTTTTCTTGAAGTCTCGTCGACAGTTACAACGTAAGGTAATTTAATTCCTGTAGGATTTAATTCAGCATCTTTATCTTCAAAACCTTCTAAGTCTAAATTAACATGACACTCTAACAAAGTAAAAATTGTTTCTTGTTTACCAGTTTTTTTACTGCCTTCTAATTCTCTCTCTTTGTTTTCTACTTCATCTTTTGTAACACTTTGTGGTTTTTCTAATTCAATATCAGAATAAAAACCATTAACTTGTTGTTTTCTTAAATCGTTTTCTGAAATTTTTAATGTATGAATAATCGCTTCCGCATCCTCTAATGAGGTAGCAGAATACGGAACGACTAAATCATCTGCTGGGATAAACTTTGATACAGCTCTTCCCAATAAATCGTCATAATAAATTTTTTTAAATGTAGAACCTGCAAGTGGTAAATGAAATAACATTTGATCAAACTCAGGTTCGTACTCATTCATTTTTTCCATAAGCTCATAGTTCATGTAATCTTTAACACGATTAGCTTGAGCTTCTTTTTCTCTGTCAGGGTTACCAACTATTTGAGTTCTAACAGGTCCTTCTGCAGGTAGTAATTCTTTATAAGCTCCTGCTTGAAACTGTGTTACTGCTTCTGCAAGAACTGGGTGAGTTGCACCTGAAGCTCCTTGAAACGGTTCTGTTCTGTTTTCATATTTAAATCCTAAAAGATCTAAACCAGTTGTGTATGCTTGTTCCCATTCTTTTCTAGAAGATTTGTAGTCCATATAATTTTCTACAAGTTCAGATCCAATTGGATCTGTAATATCTTCTGGTAATAATTCTGCTAAGTTATCGAAGTGATTTGGTGTTCCTTCTATGTTAACTTTACTTGGATCAAAGTTAACTTCAACACTACCATCTTCATTAGGTGTAACTTCTACGCCAGGATCTTCAGCCTCTAAAGCTTTCTCCTGTTCAATTTCTATTTCTTCTTGAGGATCAACCTCGATCGATGTTTTTACGTTTGGTAACGATTTGTCTATATCTGCCATTTATTTTCTCCGGTGTATCAGCCACTTTAACTTGTTTTAGAGGAATATTCAACCCTTGTGGATTAGGCCCTCTTTTAGGTGGTATTGTGGTTGTTAGTTTTTTCATTTTTTAAATTCTGCTATGTTATCTTCAAAAATAGTTCCTTCTTCAATAATATCATCAGAAATTTCAAATGATTCATCAACAATTTCTCCTGCATATTCTCTATCAGTTCTTAGTAAAGCAGTTCCTTCTTCATACTCATCTGCAGGAATTTTACCTTTAGTCGTTTCATCGGCTAATCCAGGTTTATAATTCATATAAGTTTCTTCGGCTAAAGGATTACCATAGTAACTAGCTGAATCATCATCAAGTACTTTCATTCTTTGAATTGTTTGTTGCCCGGTTGTAATATCTTCAGTCAATGTATAATCTTTATATGTTGTAACTTTTTCTCTAGGTTGGCTTCCATATTTTTGAGTTGCATCATCTCCCATTGTTTTAATTTTCTTAACAAGATTTAAAAAGTAGGGAGGTGCTCCACTTGTTGTTGCTGCTTCTTTTGTAGCTTTTTCTACAACTTTAGTTGTAGTTGCAAGTTCGTCTCCAAAGCCTAACATTTTAGCAAGAATAACTGCACCCCCTGCACCTGTTGCTTTTAAAAAGTCTCTTCGTGTTAAATTTTGTGTTTCTAATACTTCATCGATTTCTTTATTCATAACTTCTTTTGTCGTATCATTAACAGGTAGCTTTCTATTTTTAGCATAAGCTTTTAATAATTTTAAACCAGGAAATATAGGTGCTGTAAGTTCTGCACCAAGAGTTACTTGGTCTGCTAATACTTTAGGACCAATGGTTGATCTTCTATCTTTTTGTTTTTGTTCTTCTGATTTAATTAATTTATCAAGACCTATTTTTTCTGTAATAACTTTTGTGCCTTCTGTTCCAACTAAGTTATTTA